AGAGGCGCGAGCCCTTCAGACCCAGCTCGCGTTTAATGATGGCGTAGGCGCTTGCGCCTCGGCTCATCTTCAAGCCAGCCAACTCCAGTTTTAAGCCCTGACGCAAGGTCAATAGGCGAAAGTGAGCGATTTGCTCAGGCGTGTCAATAATCATAGATTCCCCCCTGCTGGTGTGTGTGTTGTCATGCGTGGATCAAACCAGTTTGAGCTCTCAAAATTCAGGAGCTCCTGATAGGTCTCAAACCAGTAGTAGTGATGGCTGACCTTGGCACAATAGAATTGCTCGGCTAGTGCTGGGTTGTAGTAATCGGTATATTTCATTGTTCGCACTCCTCAGGGCTGTATTGAACTTCATAAACTGTCGGATCTTGTTTGTTAATTTCAACAATGGTGAAATCTTCGCCATCGTTTAAAACATCGCCGACCTTCAGCGCCTCAAATTCATAATAAGTCAAATAAAAATAGATCTTCTCGTCTGCCCAACTGTCCCAATGTGCATCGTATGGGTGACCTTCCTCAACTACGCCGAGCTGGATCTGAGCGCCTTCCCCCAGCCAGTCGCAATTAACGATAGCGTCATAAGCCGTAATTTTTACTGTTGCCATAATAAAACCCTCCTAAGTTAGTAGGTGACACAAGAGCGAGTCACCTGCCGATTGTATTGCCCAGCGCGTCTGGGCTGCAAGGGTTGTCAAGCCTAAATCATTCCACGATATGAGAAAAATTAAAACGCGGTTAGAGAGAGCGGAGCGGATCAGTTCAGCAGATACTACGGATAGTAGAGAGATACAGAAACAGATACAACATCTAGTAGGTTGGTGATACAATTCCACTATATGAGATACTTACCTTATACCTACTAAATGAGCACCAGTAAACCACCCAAGCTAACACGCAAACAGGTCAAGGATGGGCTAGAGACTGTGCCGATTGAAACTGTGCTACTGGGAACCACTACCGCCAGTCAAACCAAGCTAACACACAGTCAGAAAGAGTTCGCCTATCAGATGGCAATAGGCAAGACCAAGGCCGAGGCGTTCCGCCAGTCACGCCCGAACGGCCGAAAAAGTAAAGCCAAGCCTGAGACAGCCAGCAAGCGTGGGCAGGAGCTGGCAAAGAACGGGGCGATTCAAGGACAGATAGAGGCGTTTAAAGTGGCTTTAGAGGCTGCGAAATATCAAACTCCCGCTCATTTAAGGGCGCTCTGTATCCATAAACTGACAGAGCACGCGATAAACCCTGACAATCCCCCAGCGCAGCAGATCAGAGCACTGGAACTTATCGCCAAGTTCAGCGATGTCTCGCTGTTTACTGAGCAGCGCGAGCTGGTCACGATTGATAACCCGCAGCAGATGAGAGATAAGATCCTGACTTCTATCCGTCTTGCGCTCTCCAGTCAAAACGCATCAGACGCCCAGACCATAGATACATCAGCTAGTGAGCTGCTCGCTGAGCTGGCTGCTGGTGATGCTGGTCGCCCAGACTCCGAGCAAGCCACAGAAGATCCTGATCTGCACGCTGCTGACCCTGAGAGCGACCTAGCACCCCAAGCGACTGGGCAGCCCAGCGACCCCACCGCCCCCACACCCCCAAAATCTATTTATCTAGGGGCTGGCCCTTTGCATAGTATTCCACACAAACAATCCCAAAATTTTGACGGGGAGGGGGTACAAAATTCCCAGCCGGCTCCTGAAAATGTTTCACGTGAAACATCCCCCTTATCAAATCCTGAATCAAACACCGGGGGGGAGTAAAAAAAATGACACCAGCACAAAAAGAAATATTCCTCATTATTGACGAGTGGTGGAAGCGCTTTGGCTTTGGACCATCAATAGACGATGTGATGAGAATCACCGGCGAGAAAGGGCGTGGCAACGTCAATCGCAAAATGAATATGTTAGTCAAGCTAGGCATCTGTAAGGGTGTGCCACGCAAGGCGCGGTCCATCCGTCCTGCCTATCTCAAGGTTAGGGATATAGAGTGAACTTAGAAGAGCTGATAGCTTCGCTCCCTGCCGGCGACAGAGAAAATCTGTTAGTCATGGCAAACCAGTATCAGAACGCCATCCTCAGAGAAGAGGGTGCTAATAGCTTTATGACCTTTGTAAAAACAATGTGGCCGGGTTTTATTTCTGGCCGTCACCATGCCTTAATGGCAAAAAAATTTGAGGACATCGCCAATGGCAAAATCAAACGGCTCATCATTAATATGCCTCCTCGTCATACTAAGTCTGAATTTGCTTCTTATTTACTGCCTGCTTGGTTCCTAGGTAGATACCCTAATAAGAAAATTATTCAATGTTCTAACACCGCCGAACTGGCCGTTGGCTTTGGCCGTAAAGTGCGTAACCTTGTTGATGGAGAAACCTATGCCAAAATATTCCCAAACGTCAGTCTTCGTTCTGATTCTAAAGCTGCCGGTCGCTGGTCTACTAATGGTAACGGGGAGTATTTTGCTATTGGTGTCGGCGGTACTGTTACTGGTAAAGGAGCAGATCTGCTCATTATTGATGATCCACACTCTGAGCAAGAGGCCGCCTTGGCTGCTGGCGACTCTTCAGTGTTTGACAAAGTGTATGAGTGGTATACATCAGGCCCGCGCCAACGTCTACAACCGGGTGGTTCAATTGTTGTCGTAATGACCCGCTGGTCAAAGCGTGACTTGACCGGCAAGATCCTACAAAGTGCAGTAGACAAAGATGGCGACACATGGGAGATGATTAGCCTTCCGGCTATTCTCCCTACGGGTAAATCCCTATGGCCAGAGTTCTGGGACTTAAAAGAACTTGAAGTATTACGTGAAGAGTTGCCACTTTCCAAATGGCAAGCCCAGTATCAACAAGATCCAACTTCTGAAGAAGGCGCGCTGGTTAAACGCGAATGGTGGAAGATCTGGGAAAAGGATGCACCTCCGCCCTGTGAGTTTGTCATCCAGTCTTGGGATACCGCGTTTACAAAATCGGAGCGCGCGGACTATTCCGCCTGCACCACTTGGGGCGTTTTTTATCTGAACGAAGACCCCAATGATGCCAATATCATTTTGCTTGATGCCGTCAAAGAACGTATGGAGTTTCCAGTTTTAAAAGAACGCGCTTTGGAATATTACAAAGACTGGACACCCGATGCGTTTATTGTGGAAGCCAAAGCGTCCGGCGCGCCCCTAATATTTGAACTGCGCCGTATGGGCATCCCAGTACAAGAATTTACACCTACAAGGGGTAATGATAAAATCAGCCGGGTAAACTCCGTGTCAGACCTGTTTGCGTCTGGCAAGGTATGGGCTCCATCCAAACGATGGGCAGAAGAAGTCATTGAAGAAATGGCAGCCTTCCCCAATTCAGACCACGATGACTTAGTGGACTCTACAACCCAAGCTTTGCTGCGCTTTAGACGCGGTGGCTTTATACGACTCCCCAGCGATGAAATGGACGAACCAAGGGAGTTTAGAAGAAAGGTAGCCTACTACTAATGGATTACTCGCAGAACCTATTGGACAAAGCGCAAGCTGAGTATCCATTTATCAAACAACACAATCCGATTGTCACAATTGGAAAAGGTGAAGGTTTTGCTGAAACATATCCTATTGGTGAAGAAGGCTCTCCTACTGAACCACGTCCACAAGAGTATCCAATTGACCGCCATGTAATTGAAATCCGGCGGCCCGGTGATTTTACCCACCACGATCTAGCCGGGGAAATGCTGCACATTGATCCTGTTGCCAATACAACCCGTGACACATTGATGACAACGTGGAGTCCAAAGCAACTTAAAACTTTAGAAAAACACGCTAAAGACTGGCAAGCAACATTAGATGAAGGCCGTCCGGTTCAAGATGCGATTAAGAATGCAACCGACTCAGCGATGCGCGGCCATTTATTAAAGCAGTGGCCAGAAAGCATTAACAAAGAATTAGAGTACCGCCAAGAGCAAAAACAATTATTAGAAGGATTGGGAAAATATCTTAAAACCCAGCCTAAGAGTAACGCAATAGACAAGCCATTAGATGGCGGATCAAAGTTAATTTAAGGAAAGCATATGGCAATTGATAAAGCATTTTATGAAGCCCCACAAGGGATTGCTGCAATCGGAGCTGAACAGCCAGACATTGAGATTGAACTCATAACACCAATGGATATGGAAGTAGATATTGATGTTGAGGAAGATGACTTTAGTGCCAACCTTGCTGAAGAGTTATCCGAATCTGTATTGACCATGCTGGCCGGAGATTTGGTTGCCGATTTTGAAGGCGACATTGCTTCTCGTAAAGACTGGATTCAAACCTATGTAGATGGACTAGAGCTCTTAGGTCTCAAGATTGAAGAGCGCGCTGAACCATGGGAAGGCGCTTGCGGTGTCTATCACCCTATCCTAGCCGAAGCCGTAGTCAAGTTTCAATCCGAAACCATTATGGAAACCTTCCCAGCTTCTGGCCCAGTGAGAACGCAGATCATTGGCAAAGAAACAGCTGAAAAGAAAGAAGCCGCCACCCGCGTTCAAGATGACATGAACTATCAGTTGACTGATGTCATGCACGAATATCGCCCTGAACATGAACGGATGCTCTGGGGTATGGGTTTATCAGGTAACGGTTTTAAGAAGGTTTACGTTGACACTAGCTTAGATCGTCAGGTATCTATGTATGTTACCGCTGATGATTTAGTGGTTCCTTATGGCGCATCTAGTCTTGAATCCGCTGAGCGTATTACCCATGTGATGCGTAAAACAGAAAATGAAGTGCGCAAACTTCAGGTCGCCGGTTTTTACCGCGACATAGATTTAGGTGATCCCGTCAACGTCATGGACGAGATTGAAAAGAAAATTGCAGAGAAGCTAGGTTTTAAAGCAACTACCGATGACCGCTTTAAGATTTTAGAAATGCACGTAGACCTAGATTTAGAAGGCTATGATCACAAAGATGACAACGGCGAACCCACCGGTATTGCCCTGCCTTATGTAGTGACCATTGAAAAGAACACAAACAAGATTTTAGCAATCCGCAGAAACTGGGAGCCAGATGATGAGAAACATCAAAAGAGACAGCATTTTGTTCATTACGGCTATATTCCGGGCTTTGGTTTTTATCACTTCGGTATTGTTCATTTGCTGGGGGCTTTCGCTAAGTCTGGTACTTCTATCCTCCGTCAGCTGGTTGACGCTGGATCACTTGCCAATCTGCCGGGTGGTTTTAAGACCCGTGGGTTGCGGGTAAAAGGGGATGACACTCCAATTGCTCCGGGCGAGTTCCGTGATGTAGATTTCCCTTCAGGCGCAATGAAAGACAACATCATGCCCTTGCCATACAAGGAGCCAAGCCAAACTTTGATTCAGTTACTCAACCAGATTATTGACGATGGCCGCCGCTTTGCATCTGCAGGCGATTTAAAAGTATCCGATATGTCTAGCCAGTCTCCAGTAGGAACTACGCTGGCAATCTTGGAGCGCACACTCAAAGTGATGTCCGCTATTCAGGCGCGTATCCACTACGCAATGAAGCAAGAGTTTAAGTTACTCAAAGAGATTATTGCTGACTACGCTCCAGAAGAATACGCTTACGAACCTGATGTTGGTAATCGTAAAGCGCGTAAAAAAGATTACTCTATGGTTACCGTCATTCCGGTCTCTGACCCTAATGCCGCGACCATGAGTCAAAAGGTTGTGCAGTATCAGGCCGTTCTGCAGTTAGCTCAGACCGCGCCACAGCTTTATAACTTGCCATTCTTACATCGCCAAATGCTAAGCGTTCTCGGAATTAAAAACGCCGAGAAGTTGGTGCCTATGCAAGACGATATGAAGCCAGTAGATCCAGTCTCAGAGAACATGAACATTCTGTCTAACAAGCCAGTAAAAGCGTTTATGTACCAAGACCATCAGGCTCATATCCAAATCCACATGGCGGCGATGAATGATCCCAAGATTAAACAGATCATGGGTCAAAATCCTCAAGCCCCGGCCATGATGGCAGCTATGCAAGCCCACATCACCGAGCACGTAGGCATGGAATACAAGCGCCAGATAGAGCAGCGTATCGGAATGAGTATTCCAGACTTCCAAGATATGAGCGAAGGCATGACTCCAGAG